GGGCCCTAGGGGGGGGGGGGGTCAGCGCTTCCGGCGCAGGCTCGCCCAGAACGAACGCTTCCGCTTGCTGTCGTCCATCGCTTCACACTCCCCCACGATCAGCGCACGCATCCGGTCGGCGTCGCAGTGCGCGAGCCTCAGTGTCTTCTTAACACCCGACGCCGTGACGTAGTCAAACTCGAACGTGACGAACTTGCCGGTTTCAACCGCCCGGTAGTCGGTGATCTGCCGTACGTTCTCAGCGTGTCGCAGCATGGCCCTGCCCCTTTCTAGTTCGTGACCCACTCGCCAGCGATGGCGGACAGGTGGCAGGAAGCGGTTCCGTCTTCCCACTCGACGATGACGAACTCCCCGCCCGCACAGACGTACTCAATGCTGCCCCGGTAACCGTTCGGGTCGATAACCTGCATGACGTGTCTCCCTGGTGTCGCTGTCGGTGTCTTGCAGGGCCGAAGTTAGTCCAGATACGAAAGAAGGCGCAAGCCACCTACGAAAGTTCGTATGTGACCTGCGCCATACTCTCAGCGTTTCAGGGTCCAGCGAGCCGACGGGCAGACAACCCGCAGGATGCCGCTCGCCCGTATCAGGGTCCAGCAAGCCGGGCAGGGGGCCCGCGTGGTGTAGAGAGTCGCCCCTAGCCGTTCCTCCGGGCGCGTGTGCCGGATCGCGTTCCGCTCCGCATGGTCGGCAACACAGTTGCTGTAGTCGCTATTCGGAGCGCACTGCGAGGCACTGAGCCTTCCCCGTGGGCACGCGCCAGAGCTAGCACAGCCAGGAACACCCGCTGGCGCTCCGTTGTAGCCCGTGCCCCGTACTTCCTGCTGTGCGTTGACCAGGATCGCCCCGACAGCCGAACGGGTGCAGTCCGCGCGGGTAGCCACCCATGCAGCGCCAGCGAGAAAGTACGCGTCCCAACCAGGGCGATCACCGGTCACGCTCGCCCCCGTAGACGGCCCATGCGATAGCGGCGAAGTAGACCACCAGCACGATGACCCCCTGTACCGGCTGGCTCATAGCGCCAGCGCCTCTCTCAGTTCTTCGAACATCAATAGTGAGGCGGGATACGAGAGGTGAAGGGTACTGGTCTGCGAATAGCCCTCTTGGCTGAAGGTTCCGCGAACCGTGACAGTGGGGTTCCCCATGCTGTCCCGCGTTGGTTCGGCGCTTCCCTCAGTGAAGACAACCGCGCGGTTCCGCTGTCGCTCAGCCATCGTGTCCCACCTTACGAAGTTGTACGCGTCGCTGCTCGCTCAGGATCTGACCAACCTTACCGATCAGTTTCTCCAGCGCATCCCGCTCGCTGTCGAACTCACCGTAAGAGCGCGCGTTGTCCCGGTACCACGCTCGCCACTTGGTGCCGTAGCCCACGGGCACGCTCTCCAGCGCTTCCGCACCCTCGTTGTCGAACGGGCCGTAACAGGAACAACCCGAGTCGGTGCCCCAGAGCAGTGCGCCGTCCGCCTCGCGCTGGAATACGTACAGTCCGCACCAGTCGTACGAACCCAAGTCGACAGAGCCGACCAGCCGCACGCCGTACTCTTCCGGGTTGTAGTAGATGCCGCTCACTTGCTCTCTCCTGTCTCATACCGGTCGCAGACCACGGTGATTACCGGCTGAACCGTTGTTGTCTTGGTCGTGGCGTTGTAGACGGGAACGAAGTTGGTAACGGTGTGAGAGTCGAGACACTCGGGCCCGTCATCGCAGGCAGTAGCCGTGACCATGACCAGCGCGACAGCGCCCAGCGCTACAGCAGCAACGCGCATGCTCAACTCCCGTAGGGTGTAGCCGGAATGTCCTGAACCGTGTTCGGGGCGATCGTCCGCAGGTGTCCCAGGATGAGCCCTGCCATTTCGCGTATCTCCGCATCGGCGTGAACCGACCAGCGCTTACCCAGCACATCCCGCCATGCGCGGAGGTTGCCGGAAACCACCATGTCCACGGGCGTCGCATTGGGCAGTACCGAACGGGCAGCCTCACGGGCAGCCTTCAGCCCCAGACCCTGGGCGCGCAGCTTCCGGTACAACTCTTCGTAGTGCGCCAGCGCGAACGAGTAGGCACCCTCAACGGTGGCAACCATGTTCTTCCGCATGGTGTCAGCCTCAGTGCCGGTAACGGCTGGCGGCAGTACGGGAGTTGTACCCGCATGGTTGACGTAGCGCTGCGAAACCACGCTGAAGCTGATGTGCCGGTGTCGGGTGAAGTCAGCCAGCAGCGAGCGGGACACACCGCGCACCAGGAATGTCACGCTGGCATGCTCGGTCACGCTGTAGTGGCCCTGGTTGAGAATGTTGGCCATGTAACCGGCATTCGTGGCCGTGCTGGGGTTCGGGCGGTTGAAAGACTTGTAGCAGATGCGGCCCGCAGCCTCCCCAAGTCCGTCGGCGTTGGTCACGTTGTCATCGCTGAACGGTTCGTAGTCGTACGCCATTTCGACCACATGCGGCACCATCGTTGTGTGCGCCAGTACATCAACCTGCAAGGTCTCTCCTAGTACAAAAGGCGGAGGGGCCACGTACGAAAATTCGTAGGTGACCCCTGCCCGCTAGCTAAATTCGTTACCTGCGAGGAACTGCGCGAGATACAGCGCGTCCTCAGGAGTGGCATCCGTGAGGAATCCGGCCCGCTTGATCTCAGCGACAGCCGACCGGTAGATGTCGACTCGCTCTGCCCATCTGCCCGTAGGCGTAGGGTCGTTGAGTGATGAGTCAACTGCCGCCATCAGATGGCAACCTTGGCCAGATCACGAATAAGCGCGTTCGCGTCCAAGTAGCCGAGACGAACCGTGCTGATCGTCTCGCCCTTGCGGTTTCGCGTCTCGAACTCCTTGCCCTGGTCGACATTCCGCGTGATGACCTTGAAGCCGTTGCGCAGGGTGTACGTCATGGCGGGTTGCTCCGTTCGTTCGGTGGGTTCGAAGGGGGGCTAGCGAGTCGGTTACTCGGTCACTGCCAGCCACTCAGCGAGGGTCAACGCAGCTTTCGAGAGGTTGCAGTCAGCGCAGGCAGGGACGACGTTCGCCAGCACATCCCGACCACCCCGTGACAGGGGCGTGACGTGGTCTAGGTGCTCCGCTGGCGCGTCGCAGTAGCAGCACCGGCCACCCCAGCGGGCAAAGACCTCAGCGCGCTTGTAGGGGGCCGTACGGTGCCTGCGAGTGCGCGCGTACGCGTCAGCCATGAGCCTTGCGCCACTGTGTGAGGTAGTCACGCGCGTCCGCCTTGCTCTCGTAGGTCTGTCGGTACGCGCGAACACGCTCGGGATTGGCCGCACGCCATTCGCGCTGGTATTCCTTGCGCGCCTGCGCTGCCTGTCTGTCGTACGTCTTGCGTCGCTCCGGGTTGGCTGCTCGCCACTCGGCTGACTGCTGTCTGGTGCACTCTCGACAGCGGGCCCTGAGTCCATCGCGGGCCCTTTTCTCACGGGTGAAGTGGGTGTGAGGCTTGGTGACCCCACACCCACGACAGACCTTGCTCACTTACGGCCCGCCTGCGTGCGGTTGGCGGCAGCCGCATCGGCCAGCGCGAGCGCCTCAGCCTCAGTGCGAGCCACGATGGCCACGTAGTACTTAACGAACGAGACGCGAGCCTTAGAGCGGTACGTCTTGACGTGGTGAGTGGTCATGCCGAGAAACTCGGCCAGTCCTTCAAGGTCGCCAGCGTCGCCCCAACCAAAGTCTTCCGCGCCACCGATGCCAAAGCTGTAGCGCAGGATGTCGCGCTGCTTGTCCCCCATGCGGTCGAGTGCAGCCGACACGTTCAGGTGCTTCACCGCACGCTCATCGCGCAGGTCATCGGACACGTCGCGCAGGTCATCGGCGACAGCGCCATCGGTGGCCGTTGAAGCGCTGCTGTGCAGGATCGCTACGGCGTCGAGCACCAGTCGTCGCGTGGTGGGGTCAGCCGGGACCCTGACAGCCTCGCTGAGCGCCTCAACGGCGTCCGGGGTGGCGTAACCGGTAGCCATGGTGTCCAGAGCCTTCAGCAGCCCCTCACGGGCGTCGGCGTCGGTGGGAACGGTCACGTACCGCTCGATGACGCTCAGCGCTTCCAGAACGGCACCCCGGCCAACCTTGGGGCGAACCACGTCCGGCGCGTCATCCTGCGGAGCGGCCAGCGTGTCAGCCAGCGACGCTTCACCCTCGCCGGTCTGCCGGTCAAGGTAGACACTCCCCTGCCACGCGATACGGGCAGCCTGCGCACGGTCGGCCCCGAGTCGCACACCCTTGGGCGGTTCCGTCTGCGCCAGCACCTCAGCCTTGTGCGCGTCCCCGTCGGTACGGGCGAGCATGGACGTAAAGACCTTGACTGCATCCTTGTCCGCGCCCTGGTAACGGATCGCCCTGACTCGGTCCTTCAGAGCGTCCTCAATGGACGCGTAGAGGAAACCGATCGCACGGTCCACGCTGTCACCGGTCACGCGAGGCAGCGCCATGAACAGAGCCTCTCGGGCATCCTGCTCAAAGTCTTCGCGGTAGTGACCGTGGTCCGACAGTCGACGGGCAGCGCTGGCAGCGAGGCGCTTGACTCGCTCATCCATTTCGGTCAGTACGGCGCTGATACCGGCAAGGTCGTTGGTCTGGGCAGCGTGAATCTGGGCAAGCGTGAGCATGGGATGACTCCGTTCAGGTGTGTTCGCTGGGGACTAGCGAGTCGGTTACCTGAGGAGTCCGGCCGGTGAATGCGCTGGTCAGAGGGCAGCGCTAGGACACAGACGTGACCCGTTCTCAGGTGGGTCGCTGTCTGCTCTTCCGAGTCTCCGGCCGGGCGACTCGGTAGGGCGTGGGACTGATCTAATGCCGTTTTTCGTAGGTGGTCAATGGCCTTTCGTATGTGACACACCTTTAGACAACCTACTAACCGATGTAGTTGCAGAGGTTTCGAAGGCGTGACCCAACCTCATACCTGAGAATCAGAGGTTGGACGGAACTAGATGCAGGGTTAAGCCAGTGTTTCGAAAGTTCGATCTTGGACGAAGTTGCCTAGGTCACAAGTGCGAAACGGCCACGCTCCGTAGAAGGAACATGGCCGTTTCTCACGCTACGGGGCCGTAACTGAGGCGACCCTTAGTAGTCAGCGCCGTACAGACTCCCCCACGAACGCTTACCAATCTCGGCCTCAGCCTCAATCGGGACCCCGTACAGGTCAAACGTCATACAGCGCTCGATCTCACGCGCGTAGTCCGCTGCCTCAGCCTCCGGGACACTCGCCAGCACTTCGTCATGAATCGGCAGCCGCAGCACTTCCAGCAAGCCAGCCTCTTCAAGATTGATCAGCGACTGCCCCAGACAGTCACGCGCAGCCGACTGACAGGCGTAGTTCACAACGGCGTACGTGCGCTCACGGTCCAGCGGCAGCCTGCGACCAGTGACAGACACATGCACCATGCCCGTTTCGTACGCCTCGCGCTGCCAGCGGTTCGACATACGCCGTACCTCCGGGTACACACGGTCGTAGGCAGCAAGGGCCCGCTTCACCTCTTCCATGGGCGCACCCGTCTGCCGCTGAATCGTGGCAGCGCCACCCCCGTACACCTTGCCGAACGCGATGCCCTTAGAAATCTTCCGGTGCTTCGGAGTGAAGTCCGGGCCGAACACCAGCCGCGCAGTGAAGCTATGCAGATCCTCGCCGTTCCGGATCGCTTCCTTCATCCGCTTCACATCCGCCAGCGCAGCCAACACGCGCAGTTCGACAGCCGCAAAGTCAGTGGACACCATGACGTGCCCCTCTTCGGCCAGCAGAGCGCGCCGGATCATCTGATCAGAGCTAGGCAGGGTCTGAAGGGCCGGACGCGTCACACTCATGCGCCCCGTACGCGCCTGCATGCTGTTGATGAAGCTGTGCACGCGACCTTCGCTGTCGGCCACGTCGAGAAACGTCTGAGTGTAGGAACTGCGCCACTTACCGGCCCGCTTGCTGCGAATGATCGCGTCCGCCAGCGGGTTAGGGGTCCGGCTGCCGAGTCGCTGCCAAGTGTTCTGGTCAAGGTCAGCGAGCGCGCAGAGGACTGCCTTATCGGCCTTGAACGCCCCGGACGCCGTACGGTCGGTGAGGGTCTCCCCCATCGCGAGCAGAGCGTCAACCACCTGCCGAGTCGCGTTGATGTTCTCTACGCCGTAGCGGAGCGCGACAGCCTCAAACTTGAGCGCCTCTTCGCCGAGTTGGGCGTCAAGCGCCTGCGTGTACTCGGTATCAAGGATCATGCCCTTTCGCTGCATGACAGCGCAGATGCGGGCTATCTCATGCTCATACTCGATCAGCGCCGGACGGACCCCCAGCGCATCCAGCTCAGCGTCAAGCGCGGTATCCAGCCGGGCAGTGAGGATCACGTCAAGGCCAGCGTAAAGAAGGTACGTGGGGTGATCGATCGGGATACCGGCCCAACCCGTAGCCTTGGTGAGTTTCAGCGAGCGGAATACCGCCGTGAGGTCTCCCTGAGTGTCGGGCGCGTTCGGGTCAAGGTAGTAGGCGCTGAGCGGCTTCAGACCAGTCCCCCGGCCACCCTCCTGCGGCTGTCGCGGGTCGACTAGACCAGCCTTCAGCCGAGTATCGATGGTGCGCGGCGCGAGGCTCTCAATCGTCGCCCGGTACCCGTTCCCGTAGGCGTGCCTGTCCAACACAGCCCAATCGAACGGGGCGTTGTGAATCTGGAAGCGGCGAATGTAGTCCAGCGCACGCAGTGCAAAGTGCTGGAAGTACCCGCCCAACTCCCACAGGATGACCCATGCCGTATGCCGGTCCCCGAACTGGACCGTACGCAGCCGGTAGCCGGGCGAGTAGATGTCAAGGCCAGTGGTTTCGGTGTCCAGCGCGATAGGGCCGCGAGCGTTCGCCAGCCGCACCCATTCCTGAAACTCGATCAAGTCGGCGTAGGTTTCGGGGACCTTGACCGTAACCGGCTCACCAGCAATGGCGTAGTCGTAAACCTTCACTGCGTGCACCCTCTCTATGGGCAGCACAAAGGGGCCACGTACGAAAATTCGTAGGTGACCCCTCAGGCTGCGTGTTGTGTCAGTCGCGGGCAAAGATGCCCGGACCCGTAGGCTTTGCCTCGCTGCTAGCGAGTCGGATACCCACCAGCGTGATTCCCTTGTTCGTCTTCTTACGGGTGACTTGGCGCTCTTCCATCGCGTCATAGAATGCGCGACGCGTCCAAATTTCCTTGGACGGTAGCCCCTCAGCCTCGCACCACTCCCGGTAGGCGTTGTACGCCTCAGCGCCAGGGACCTGCGACGCTTCATCCCGGTCGTAGACACCAGGGAAGAAACCAACCAGCGCATCGGACGTTTCGCGGTACTCGCGCGACGCTGCTGTGATGATTTGGGGGTCCCGCAGACCGTTCGCGAACCACTCGACAGCGCCCCGAACGGCCCAAGCCGCGATGCCCTGCGCCTCAGCCATGAGCCGCTTGTCTAGGTCATGGTCCCGCTCATGCGGAGCGAAAAACCGCTTGAACGGAATCATCTTGACGCGTCGCCATAGACCATCATCCTGGCCCTTGAACTTCGGTTTGTGGTTCGTCGCCAGCATCAGCAGGAACGACGGCTTGAACTCAAAGAATTCTTGCCGCAGGAACCGTGCGCTGACCATGTCCTTACCGGTGACGCGCTTCAGTACAGCCTCGCTCATCGGCTTACCCGACTCGCCCTCAGACGCCATGACCAGACGCGAACCACGCAGCGCCGCAATATCGTTCGGGATACCGCCCGATTGCTTTTCCTCAAACGTGGCAAAGGGGGTTGTCTTGGTGACCGAACCGAACACAGCCGACAGCGTGTCAGTCAGCACACTCTTACCATTAGCGCCCTTCCCCCAGAGCACCGCGAAACACTGCTCATCGGTGAGACCCGTAATCCCGTACCCGATCAGCCGCTGAAGGTACGCAGGCATGTCCGGCATCCCCGGCATGATCTCTTCAAGGAACTTTTCCCAGCGAGCGCACTGCGCCTCAGGGTCATAGTCCAGCGCGAGACAGTAGGTCAGCATGTCCTCTTGCGAGTGCGGACGCAGGCGACCCGTACGCAACTCGACAGTGCCGTTACGGAAGCTGAGCAACTCGGGGCGGTTGTCGAAATCACCAGGGGCCACGTACACACTCGGCACGCTGCGCAACTCGGTCATCAGGTCATTGATGCGCGTGGTCATGGTGAACCCGCGCGCTTCCTTGACCTTGCCAGCGAGCACCAGGGCAGCGCCCATGCGGTGAATCTCCTGACGTACCTTGACCTCTGAGCGCTCCCACGTGCGGCCGTTCCACACGTAAAACCCAAGTCCGGGCGCATACTTGATCCGCCCATCGGTCCAAGCCACCAGCGCGTGAGCGTTCATCGCGTCGGTGTCCCCGTACCGTTCGAGCAGACCGGCGAGGATGCGCGCCGCTTCGTTGCCCTGGTCGCGCGACACAATGTCAGCGCCGGTAGCCTCGCTCAGTTCCTCGCTGACCTCAGCGCGGGCAGTGTCCTCAGCCTTCACCACAGGGCGCGCAGCCTTGACAGCCTTGTGCAGACTCAGCGCGAACGTCTGTCCTTCAGCGCCACGCCAGTCCGTAAGGTCAGACTTGGGTCCCAAGTTGGTCGGAATGGGCAGCGCGTAGACAGTGATACCGAACGGCTTCAGACCCTCCGCCAAACGGCGGTTGAACTCCCGTCCGGCGCTGTCGTTGTCCCCGCAGGCGATGACCTGCGTACCAGACACACCGTCCGCAATCTCGCTGAGCGTCTCGGGTGAACCGACCAGGGCAGCGCCCCGGACCATGACCACGTCGTAGCCCACTGCGACGCCCGTAAGGCCATCTCCGGGCCCTTCAGTCACCAGGGTGACCCCGTAACCCCCATCGCCCTTGAATACGCCGTAGGGGGCCCATCTGAAGCCTTCCGGGTTGCTCAGCGACACCCAGCGCCCCGGACACTGGCCGGTAAGGTCACGCCCCTGCAAGCCGCGCGGAGTACCGGCAAAGTCGAGCAGAGGCACCGTCAGCCGCGCATAGCGCTTGTAAGCCGTGCTCAGCGCACCGAAGAGAGGGTTTACCGTCGTGTCGTCCACCCCAACCCCAAGGTTGTAGGCAGTCTCGACGGACATGCCGAACCGATCGTTCAGGTAGTTGCGCGCGATCGTCGACCATTCGTCGCTGAAGTCGGTCAGCCGGTCGGCAGCATCCCGCGCGTAACCGTCAAGCGCCGCCACGTGCTTCGGACCGACCAACTCAGGTTTGGCGCTGGATACGGTCGGTGCGTCACCTTCGATGTTGAACAGGTCTCCCCAAGTCAGACCAGCCGCAGCAACCACATCCTTGGTGGCGCAGCCTGCGCGGCAGGTGAGTCGGCCCTTGCGATCGTCGCCAATCCAAATGCGCAGCGACGGGCGGGAATCCCCGTGCGAGGGGCACACAGCGAGGAACCCGCCGTCACTCTGTTCGGTCACCTCAGCGAACCGGCTCAGTAGGTCATTGAAAAGCACCGTTTCCCCTTTCGTTCGCTGAGGGGCTAGCGAGTCGGTTACCTAGAACGGAGGCTCCGAACCGAACGACTCTGACCACTCCGCAAGTGTCTTGGCACCCTTGGAAAGATTGCAGGTCGCGCACGCTGGCACGATGTTGTGTTCCACATCAGCGCCACCCTTGGACAGCGGGTGTACGTGATCCAGATGAGTGGCCAGCGCAGAGCAGTACGCGCACCGGTGCCCCCAGCGGGCAAGAATCTCCGTACGGCTGTACGGCACATGTTCAACGCCATACGCCTGCGCCCTACGCTTGTGCGTCAGTTCGTGGCGCTTGTCCGGGGGAAGCGACCGATAGAAGTTGCGTATGTGTTGCTGCTGGCGCTTCCGGCGACATGACGCGCATGCGCTTGTTGGTTTCTTCGCCTTACCGGCGAGGAATTCAGAGGCGGGCCGTCCCCGCCCGCATAGTCGGCATACCTTCACCGTAGCCACCTAACATCAGCGCCACGCGTCACGGCATGGCGGACAGCATCCACGTAACGGCACCACTCGCGCGACTCGCGTATCGGGGACTCAATCCATAGCGTGTCACCCTCCCCCAGCGTGCGCACGTCACCCATTGCGGGGGCATTCCCCACTCTGATAGCCCGTTCCACGGGCGTACCTCCTACGAAAATTCGTACCTGCCTCAACGCAGAGAGGGGCCAGCGGGCGATAACCCACTGACCCCAACTCCCCTACTCCTCGCCCTGGTTGACAAAGTCTGGAGTGACCAGCCGGACATGTTCCGCGCTGATCTTCACCGGATCGAGCGTCCGGCGACGCGTGAACCCGGACTCATGGCCGGTCGGCTGTACCAGCAGCATCGGACGCAGACGGCCCCCCACGTTCTCAGTGGTGACATCCTGCACGACAGCGTCAGTCATGCGCACTCGATTGCCCGCCCGCACTGCGTACGTCACCAGATCACCGGCGTACAGTTCCTCACCGGCATAGTCGGTAACTACCCCACGCTTCCCCATGCTTACGCCTCTCCGCGCGTCTCGTCCGCGATACGGATCGCCGCAACCGCAGCGGTCGCAATCTGCATCCTCCGGGGAGTGTCCAGCGCCGACCAGGGACGGCCGTAAATGTGCATGCTGAGCGTCCCGGACACCTTGTCCAGCCGGGGGACGACTCGCTGAAGATCAGTCACCGGCACCAGCGACACATTCCCGTCCGCCTTGCGGATGAGATAGCGCAGCCGCTGACCGGTCGTACGGTGCGGGCCCGACAGAACCTCTGCGGGCATGACCATGCCCCGATAGGTGACCTTGTCTCCAGCCTTGAAGTCAGCCATGTTCTCTCTCCTAGGATCGCCCTGTGCAGTGAAAATGAACGCCACGCTGTCTCTCCTCAGCGCTGGGGTTGCTCTCTACTGCCACTGGCCCCGAACCCAGCGACTAGCGCTGAGAACGGGGCAGTTGGCGTTACCAGGCTTCATCAGCCTCAGGGAAATCCGACCCGGCCGGACGCTCATCGAAATAAGCGGCCAGTAGGGCAGTCGGCTGATTCACAGTCTCGACTCGCAGCGCCTCAACGCTGGCACCCTTGGGCACCAGATGGGCAACAGCAGCACGGGCACGCGCCCGACCACCAGCGATCACAAGGGCGTTATCGAACTCCCCCGGCTGGACAGCGTCAGTGCGGCGAACTTCGTAAAGGGGCATGGGGTGAACCTCTCTCCGGAGAAAAAGGGCCACGCCTGCGGCAACACCAGCGGCAGACATGGCCAGAACAAACAACATGGCGTAGGCGCTGTCAGCGCTCACGAAAACTCGGGGTCACCGATCGGTTCCGGGTCGCCTTGCAGGATGTTGCGCCTGCGTCGCTCACTCAGAACGGCTGACCGGTAATGGGGGTGGAACTCCCACAGGGGCAGTGCCACGTATTCGTCACTGGCCATACGCAGCACACCCACTGTCTGAGTCCGCTGAGTCTCATTCAGCGGCATCGGTCAACGCCCCTAGCGCTCTTCGGCAATCGCGTCATTGTAGGAACCAAGCACGGTGATAACCGGCTTACGGAACTCAACGCTGACACCCTCGCGGTTCACGTAATTCACCTGCTCGATCTCCAGCCGACAGAGCGCCTCACCACCGATGGCGTCAAGATCGTTCTTCACCTCATGGATGACCTCAGCCAGCGACCATGCAGTTGCGATCAGCTTGCCCGCACCAAGTTCGTAACCAGCGCCAGCGAGACGGAAAGTCACGTTGATAGAAGGCGACGGGCCCCGACGCTTCCGCGCAAGGTCCTTACGCTGAGCCATCGTTCGGGGGCAACCGCACGGCTGGCCCTTGTCCTCCGGAGGCGACAGGTAGAACTCACCGTCACACTCATGGATCGGACCACCCGGACCCCAGAGAATCAGCTTGTCCTCAATGGCCTTGCTGCCGTTGATGACAATCTCAACGCTGGTCGACTCGGTCAGAACATGCAGGTTCATGTCCTTCGTCGGGTCATACTCGTCGGGGGTCCCGCCCATCAGTTCCGCGATGCCCTGCGCCACGCTCGGGTCATCGGTCAGAACACGCCAGTGAGCGAGGCTGACCGGCTTACGGTCAACCTGCATGCCCGAGCGGAACTGGAAAACCGGCCGCTCGAACTTCGGCTTATCGCGGGCAGCCGCAGCCTTGTCCGCCTTAGCCTTGGCCTCAGGGTCAGTGTCGAAAATGCGAAGAGCCATGGGATACCGCTTTCTGTGAATGCGCGCAGGGTCTGTGACTTGGGAAGGGGGCAGGGCAGGCACACCGTCAACTGCCCTGCCCCCTCCGATCAGTGGCTAGCGAGTCGGTTACTCGCCCATCAGGCAGCGCCCCGGCACATCTGCGGACGCTGTGAACCGGTACAGGTCACACGGGCCGAAGAACCACGCCCAGATGCCGACAGCAGCGACCAGCGTGAGAGCCGCAAGGGATGCCACTGTGCGCACGCCTACGCCCTCCGCTGAGTGCCGGTGACCAGACCACCCGTACCCGTCGCGATGGGGTCCCCCAGCACCGTCTTAGAGACGCGCTTGTCCCACTCGAACGTGTGGCGCAGAGACAGGAAGTGCTCAAACACATCCGACTGGTCGATACGGACCGGCTTGAATGCCCACGTCTCGTCAGTGATGTGCAGGACACACGCGCCGTCAAACTCGGGCATCGGCTCGCGACTACCGTCCGGCGCGATGATGAAGTCAGCGTGAGCGTATGCAGCCATCTGCAAAGCCACTTCCGGATATGTGCTCTTGGACGTCTTCCAGTCCGTCATCACAAGGGCCGGATCGCCAGCGGGGTCCGGTCGGCCCTGGTCATCGAGACGCAGACGCAGCACGGCATCAAACGATCCGGCGTATTCATGCTCATCGGACCACGCCACATCCTCAGCGCGAACCAACTCGGGCTGAACCAGGTCAAGGAACTCACCGAAATGGCGCTGGTACGGGGCCATGTCCGGGTGCACACGCGCCAGCCGCTCGCCCCTAATCATGCGCTCAAACAGGTCATGCGCCTGAGAGCCGATACCGGCACGATGCTTGGTGTACCGGTTCGCAGCGCCCTTCAGATACTGGATAGCGCCGTCACGGTCCCGCTGCGCCATCTGCTCGATGAACTCCAGCGAGTCAACGGCCAGTTCGGCCACCATCTTCGCCTGCCAGAAAGCAAGGAACGGCTTAGGCAGCATGCCGATTACGGACGTGACTCCCGGATACTTGATCTCCGGAAAATCTTCGTTGAAGTAAAACCGCGCGCCACTGCGCTGGATAGTGCGGATTCCCACTAGGGCCCCTTTCGTCGTCTGTACGACTGAGGGCTAGCGGGTCGGTTACCTAGTGACGAAGTGACGATTTGATGGGCAGTCCAGTAATCGCTATAGAAACTCTTAGGGATTACTGAAGTGGGGTCTAAATCGTCACTTCGTCACTTGCTCTGGCGCTGACTACGCTGTGTCGGCAGACCACCGACGCTACGTGACAACGTCTGTACGGCTCTCTGCGGGCATGAAAGAACCCCACCTGACCTCAGGGGCCAGATGGGGCTAGAAGGCGCTCATAGAGGCACTCAGGGCGTCAGACGGATGGTTCTGACGTGACAGGCGAACCCCTGCCGACCGTACGCCCGGACCACCATGGCTAGGTGGCGCTCACAGGTGAACGAATTATCAGCGTGGCCAGCCTTCACCGGCCGCACGATGAACTGAATCGGTCCCGGCTCGCGTGTGTGGTCATCGGTGCAGCCTTGGCAGTTCAGGTGTTCCATGTCGCTCCAAACGTGAGAGGGGGCCCGGTTATCCCGGACCCCCCATGCCTTACGTGGTCGGTGCGCCCTACAGGGTCGCGGTGATCATCTTCTTAAGCGCTTCGTAGAGCTCTTCCAGTTCGCTCCGGACCGCTTCCTTCGTCTCGTCGGTGGCCTTGCTGAAGTCTTCCGGCTTGGCCTTGATCACGTCTGCCTTCAGCCGCTTCACCACCGCGCGGATACGGTCGTCCGGCGTGTCGGTCGGCGTGGTGCTGGCGCTGTCGCTGCCCTCACCCTCGCCGGACCCCTCGCCCTCACCCTCGCTGCTGGCCGGGGTGCCCGACTCGATGGCCTGCGCGGCCTGCCACTTTTCCCGCTCGATCGCGGCCTTGCCCTTCAGCGCCGTCCCGTACTGCTGGGCGAGCCACTCGGAAACGGGCGTCTCTTCCGGCTTGGACTCCAGCACCTTGCCGAACAGTTCCCGCTCGGCCTGCGCCTCAGCGCTGTCCCCGTCAAGGCTCAGCAGGTACTCGGCGCGGATGTCGGTCCGGTAGTACTGCACGCTGCGCTGCAACTTCTTCAGCGACTGCTCATTCTCGAACGTGTGCTCAAAGCCTTCACCAGCCTTGGCGTACAGGGCGCTCATGGCGTCGCGCGCTTCCTGACTGGTCATCATGATGTCCGGGTTACCCTCGCGGTTGGGCAGGCGGCGCACCACGTCGAGACCGATAGAGGCGATTTCCTTGGCGAGCGTGCCCACCTTGACCTGAAGGCGAACGCCCTCGGCGACCCGCTCAGCGCCCATGGCGATCAGCTCGGGCACACCGTCGTATTCGGCGTAGCCCTTGCTCTCGACCTGCGCGACCTCGGCCTTACGGGCAGCCTGCGCGGCCTCAACGGCAGCCTTCCACGCGTCCCGATAGTCCTTCTTGTGCTTGATGCTGCCCCTGCCAGACAGAGAGGAGATCAGCGTCTCGGTCTCCTTGCCCAGCGTCTCAAGGGCGTCCGCGTTGTCCTCAGTCGCCAGCGAACGGGCCCGCTCGATGTTGGCGATGATCTGGTCGAGCACCTTACGGCCCTCTTCCGTGTTCACGTCGTTACCGTTCGTCATGTCCGTCTCCCCTTCAGTGGTGGCAGGCTCTTCCGCCTGCGTTTCGGTGGTCACGCCGTAGGCGCGCTGAACCGCTTCGGTGTACCGCTCGCGGTGGCCGTGGTCGGCGCTCCGGTAGTCGTCCCCCAGCGTCTCGAACTCGCCGGAAACGGCCTTGCAGAGCGCCAGCGTGTCGTGAGTGGCGATCTTGTGCGGGGGACCGTCGGCAGCCACGCGGATACCGGCGACGGTGCGCAGCTTGGTGACGATCAGTGCCCACACCTTGCCGTTGCGCTGGGCACTGTAACGGAACGACTCGCCCTCAGCGATGTACTGCGTGATGCCGCTCGCCGTAGTCCGCTTGAAGTTCATCGTTCCGTCCCCTGCCCTGTCGTCGTTGTTACCGGGGCCGACTATTCCGTAGTCAGGCCCCTATGTCAAGTCACTTACGAAAATTCGTACCTGGGGGCCCCCAGCGCCGTAGCGCCAGGGGCCACTAGGTCAGTACTTGTTAGCGCGCAGGAGTCGGGGCAGCGTCCGCGCCTCAGCAGCCGAGATACCGAACAGTTCGGCAGCCTCCGCGAAGAGCATCTGACGGGCCCGCATGCGCTTGCCCAGGGTGCCAGCGAACCCGTTGCGAGGGTGCGGGGCAGGCTGGCGCAGCTCGAACGCCATCATCGGGGGCACGATGTGCGTACCGGTCGACAGCGTCACCGTGTTCTCAGCGTCCATCTTCGCGCGGGCCGCCTTGCCAGCCGCGAGCGCCTCCGCGTTCATCTTGCCCCTCTCCCCGTGGAAGGCCACCCAGCACTTCGCGTCGGTGACGGACGCTCCGTAGGTGAGGTACGCGCCGCCGGTGTAAATGGCCACACCCTCCGGGGTCTCAGCGGTGGTGATGTAGCGGCCCTGGTCGTCGCGGTCGGTGATGTAGTTCATTGGGTTCCCCTCCGGTGTGTTCTTCGTTGTGTCTCCATCATGGGGTACGAACGGGGGTCGGCGCAAGTCAGGTACGAAAATTCGTAGGTGGCCAAACGCAGAAATGCCCCCAGCGACCGCGCGTCAGCGCAGCCACCAGGGGCAAAAGTGCAGGTCAACCCAACTCGGCAACGCGCCGGTACAGGTCATCGAGAGTCGCAGTGTTGTAGACGATCCGGTCAGCCTCAAAGCTGTCTAGCGCCGTCTCGCTGGCGTGGTTGCCATGCTCGATCATCTGCCGCTCGGGCCGGACGATCCGCGCCAGCAGGAACCCGCGCGCACGCAGCATGTTCGCTTCGTTGGGGTACCGGACGTCAGTCACCACTACGGGCAGGTTCCACGCATCCGCGTTGTCCACCTTGCGCGCCAGCGTCCGAACCCAAAAGTCTTCATCGTGCTCGCGCACGCTCTGACCCATGCGCTGAATCGTCCGGCGAACCTCCGGATAGCGATCCTTGGCGTAGTCCCAACCCACGTCAGCGATAAGCGCGCTGAGGCGCACAGTTACGCCGTAGGTGGTCGGGATGTACGGGTCAACGCTGAGCGCCATTTCCTTGAGCGGGTCAGCGAACGCGAGCCGGGTATAGGCGCGCTGGCGGACAAGCCAGAGTGCCGACGCGTCCTTACCCGAACGGGCCTTGCCGATAAACGCGATGTTGCGCATGTGCGCCCTCCCCTGAGTAGGTTCTCAGGGGAGGGTTAGCGAGTCGGTTACTCAGGCACCCAGGAATAGGCGCAGGACACTGACCACTTCATCAGTGGGGAATCCGGGGACATAGCGGCTGACGAACGGAACGGCAACGATCAGCGCAGAGGCGACCTTGCCCTTATTGGCCAGCAGCCAGCGCACAGCCGTGACGAACTTGCCGGGGGTAGGGGCGGAATGCTCACCCATGTTTAGCCTCCGATGGCTTTAGTGATGGTGATACCGGCGCTCACAATGGCACCGATGGTCGCTGTCGGTACTGCGTACTTCCAGCGTTCGACGCTGCGTAGCCTGTCCTCATGGTCAGTGAGGGTCTCTTGCACAGCATCATTCGACTGCACCAGGGAGCGCACGTCATCCCGCAGGCCGACCACCTGATCGTAGATTTCGCGCGCCCCGATGGTGACACCTAGGGAATCTTCCTGCTCAGCCATGGCCTAGACGTTCGGAACCTTCAGCCGGTCCCAAGACGACTTGCCCGGCCAGCCATCAGCGCCAGCGCCGGAATAGCCGCACTTGCGCTGCCACCACGCGTAAGCCTCACGGTCGGCGTCGGTCCACTGCGGGCCCGGACCAACCTTGTAGCCCTTATACCCGGCAGCGACCAGCCGCTTACCCATGGCCGTGACGATGGCGCTCTTCGGCTTGCGCTTGAAGAACGCAGCGCCGGGGAACGGCTCATAGGTGGCCACAGGCTTAGGCTTGGCAGCCGTAGGGGCCGCAGCGAAGAGAGCCGACTTGCTGATGTTGCCGGGGTCCCAATGGTCATTGCCGGGGATGTTGCTGTGCCCGTAGTGGCCACCCTCGCTCAGCCACACATCACGCGTGCGCTTAGCCGCAGGGTCGGCGTAGCGGCTCGCCAGAGCGCCCATGGGGAACGTGTCCGGCACGCCCCACGAACGGATAGCAGCCATCAGCGCGCGGAAGTTCGGGCCCGGCTTCCAGTAGCCAGTGAACGGCGTAGCGGCTCGCGCCAGTACCTCAATCTGAATGCACACCTTGCCGGTACGGTTCGTGCGCGTAGACCCATCGTTCTTCAGCGCGCGGGCCGACTGATTGAGCGGGCCGAACTGCCCAAGCCTGTCCGTAGTGGGGTCATACAGAATGTGCGGCTCTGCACCAATCTTGATCAGGTAGCCAGCGACAGCCTTGAAGGCAGCGTCACCGGCCCCCGACTCGGTTGAATGCCAGACCACGCGCGCTGGCTTGGTAGGGCTGTCCATGGCCCCGCCAATGGAGCCATCGCCTAGCCGCTCAGCGCCAGGAATCCAGTTAGTACCCATGGGGTCCCTTCAAAGAAAACGGTCCGGGGGTAGACCACACTCACTCACTAGCGAGTCGGTTACTCCCCCGGACCACGTACGAAAGTTCGTAGGTGCTAGCTCACAAGGTTCGCGCCCGGAATGGTGCTGCCTCCGCTGAATGACGTGGTGGCCGTACCGCCCGAACCGATGCTGATGCCCACAGTGGACGACCAGCCGTTACCGGTTAGATCATTGTTGGCGATCGTCACGCCAGTCGGCTGCGAACCGCTGGTGCCGCTGGTCGTGATGCCGTTCTGTGAAGTGCCCTTCACAATGCGGTTGTTGGTCACCGTGCCATCGTTCGCGCCGTCGCCAAGCCTGATGCCCGCACCCGTGCTGGACGCGTTCGTCACTCGGTTGCCGGTGATCAGGTAGTCATTCGACGTAGTGACGAAAATGCAGTGGTTCGTGCTACAGCCGTTGACGTGGTTGGAACTCACCACAGTGCCCGTGGAACCCGTCACGTTGATGCCGTTAGACGTGTTGTTCCGAATGGTGTTGCCGGTGATCGAACCCGAGTCAGAAAGGTTGTTGTAGATGCCCGTACCGCGCACGAACGCCAGCGTGTTACCGGTCACCGCAGGCGACTCGCAATACTCGACGTGAATACCGTTCGCGTTGCCAGAGCCACCACCGTTGACCGAGTTGCCGGTAATCACCGCTTGCTGCACCTTGCTGGCGCTGTAGCCGATGACCCGAATACCACTGTCAGACTTGGCGTTCGTGATGGTGTTGCCGGACACCGTCAGATCGTAGGTGTCTACGGCGATACTGCTGGGGTTGCTGGTGCCAAGCCAGATGCCGCTAGAACCACTGGAGTTGATGACGTTGTTAGCGATGACAGCGCGACGCCAGCCGTAGCCCCGGATGCCCTCTTGCAGCGTGCCATCAACGCGGTTGTTCACCACCTGAATACCGTAGTACGCCTTGCCAGCGGACAGCGTGTGAGAGCCGACAGCGCGACCGAAGTAGCCGCAGCGAGCCGAGTTTGAGAACACGCAGCCATCAACCAGGATGTTGCGCGAGGGTGTGTCATCAAACGCGCCGATAGACGCTGAACCACTCTTCGCAATATCGATCTGTACGGCCTCAGCGAACCCGCGCGAACCATCAGCTGAGTTGTCCTGGAAGCCGAAGAAATTGCAGTTGAGTACCCGTCCACCATCGGTCGAATTGAACTCCAGCGCGTGAGCACTCGACACATTCTGAAGCGTCGCATCCCGCACAGTGATGTCCGTACAGTGTACGAAACTCATGATGTTGGTCATGCTGGTGACGCTGCCCGTAGTGCCGTTGAACGCGTTACCGTCCCACACACCGCCCAGCACCTGAATATGCGAGTGTCCCCCGTACTCGCTGAAACTCTCATCAGAGCGGAAGTTACGGAGGATGCCCGTATTGCCAATGCTCTTGATCGTCGCACCGTACGCGTAAATGGTGGTGTAGTCGTAGGCGACAATGAACGTCGAAATGGCGTACGTCTTACCGGGCGTGAACTGCACCAGCCCGCCGCCGCTCTCGCTGGCGAAGTTGAGCGCAGCCTGAATAGCCGCAGTATCGTCCGTGACACCGTCACCGACAGCGCCGAACGTCTCAACATTCATCGTGCTGGAAGTGTTCAGCCGCTCTAGCATGTACTGAAGTCGTCCGCCGGTGATGTCCATACCGGGACGCCAAGCCTCAACGGGAGTAGACAAAGAATTCTCCTGAGAAAAGGGGCAGGGGCCACGTACGAAAATTCGTAGGTGACCCCTGCTAGTTACAGAGACACGACAGCGGGATTGGCGACCGAGACGCTTGCCCCTACCGGCTGCGCCTTGACCACACCGTTCAGCGAGCGAGCCACCGCGAAGTGCTGCGAGTCGTTCACTTGAAGGGCATCAAACGCTGTAGTGACAGGGAGCGTGTTCGTGTTCGTGCTGCTGATGTAGGAACGGACACCGACACCGCCAGGGCCCGCAAGTTCAGCGTCCGTGACGACTAGTTGCCAATCGCGCGGCTCGCTGTCCTGCGTGCGCCAGAACTTGGCACGGATCGTCGACCCTACGGCGCTGATGCGAACCCTGTAGCCCTGCCCAGCAGTGTGGGTCAGAGTCGTCCCGTACGTCGCCAGTAGCGATTCCGTAGGCGTGCGCTTCCGTAGCGACAGCTCAGCAACACCAGTCGTCTTGCACCAGATACGGGCGAAGTAGTAGTTCGTCGCATCCGCATTCGTCCGCACAAGCGCGTAGGTGTAGACCCCGTCACCAGTCGGCATAACCGGCACCGTTACCGTCGCTGAAAAGTCAACGTCAGTTAGCTGCACAGTCGGTAGCGACGTGGTGTAGAAGAGACTCCGCGTGCCCATGATGTGCTGGCCCTGCGAGCCGTTGACAGCGAACCGCGTAGCGGCTGCGCCACCCGTAATCAGGTAGTCGTGCCCTGAGTCGGAAGTACCCCAACCGTCAGTGACAGTGCGCGTGAATTCATCGCTGACCGACTGCCCCGACACAGCGAACATGCGGGCACCCCACAGGTAGATAGGCTGCGCGCTAGGCGTGCCACCCCACCGACCACGAACCTTGCCACGAACCGTGTTAGCGGCTGCGGTGAAGTCGTACTGTGTCCACGTCCACACACCAGCGGGAATGGCCTGCGCAGGGGCAACCGCCGTACCCAAGTAGGTACCCGCAGCGTTGTAGTTGTAGAACGCGGGCCGGAAATCCGACAGGCCGTTAGGTGCGTAAACCCACATGCCAACCCGGTACCGGCGACCAGGGGTCACACTCCCCGCAGCGCTCATCGGGGACACGCCGTCACCAAACTCGCTGGTGCCGTTCGGCGTGACCTGAACCACTCCCCCAACCTTGCCGTTCGGTAGAGTAACTCCGTTCTGCCAACCGACAGTTGAGCTAGCACCGGTCCACGCAGCGCCCGTAGTCATGTACGGGTCGCCAGTGTCGACTAGTTCACCGACCGACATAACCCGCATGTGCTCGCCAGCGACGCGAACGTCATACGGCAGGGACAGGGGGTCATCAGCCCATAGCGGGCCCTCAGTTGTACGCACAACCAGGGACGTGGCCGACGCCGTAGCAGCCTGAGCCACCGCAGAGCCATCAGTGTCCGCAATCGCAGCGTCGGTGAGAGCCGTATCCCATGGGCCAGCCGGGACGCAGTTAAGGTCCAGTTCCCAGCGGTACATGTCGAGACGCTCGGTCCAGCCCAAGACGATTAGATCAACGTCGTCATGACTCACCCACTCGGGCAGATCAGTGATACGAACCTTGTCACCCTCGCGCAGCTTGCGCACCAGCGGGATAAGCCACTCGGCCCCCGGCTTGTGCAGGAGGAGAGACACAGTCGGGAACCGCGCTGCATCCCAAGTGCCCTTGTGCAGACGCCAATGCGCGTGCGGCGCTGCCTGATCATCGCGAGCGAGGCTGACGGTGTAGGAAGCGTCATACTTGCCGATACCGTCCGGCGCAGGCTGGACACTGAGCGGGCCCTCTTCCAGCACGGCACGCCCAGCACTGCCCCCGTCACGAACTACCGTCACATCGTTGACAGTTGCGCTGTCGTCGTCCACGGGTTCAAGGTCGGGCCCTAGGCCAGCAGACGTGTAGCTGAGCGTGATAGCGGGTTCCTGCGCGTACAGGCTCGAACGGTCCCGGTAGCGCAGGCCGATACGGTCCATGTCTTCCGTCAGCATCCCGCCGTCTGCGTCTGCGGCAGCCTCTAGCAGCGACAGCAGCGAGTCACGGCGCTGGAAACCTACGGCCTCAGTGCTGAGCCGTCCGGGTGTACGCGTGAGCGTGAGACCCTCTTCAACGGCCAGCCTGCGCATGCGCGTTAGCGCCGTCTCGCCAAGGTAGGCGTTGTCACTTCCGGTGTAGAGAGCGCTGCCCGCTTCCCGCAGAACGGCAAGGTGACCGACTGCCCAACCCTCAGTCAGCGCAGGCCAGTCAGCCGACACCATGGAAACACTTCCGCAGGTGCCAGTAACCGTGCCGGACAGACCACCAGCATCCCCGCCGGGGTCCTGCCACTCGATACGCCAAGTGAACGTGCCACCGCTATCAGCGTCATACGCGAAGAAACGGAAACGGGTCCAGTCGTTGAAGATGTCCGCGCCGACCACAGCGCCCTGCCACACCACGCGCGTACCCGCAGCGTTATAGCCCTCAACGGTCACCAGCGTGTTCCGCTTGAAAATGACCCACTGTCGGATAGTGCCGTTACCTGAAAGGATCTTCAGAAACTCCACATCTTCCATCGGGATTTTCTTGTCAGCGTTATAGACCATTTCGACGTGCCACTGTCCCGGCTCAGCGTCCGGCACTGGCGCACTCAGCGACGACTCGCCGGTAAGGCGCGGCAGGGGCGCAGAGCTAGGCAGCGAGTCAGCGGACGCCCAATCGACAGACGACACAGACGCAGGCTGCACACCCGGAATAGGCGAGTAAGCCTGTACGGCGTCCGTCAGTTCCTCCATCGGCCAGTAGGCAATGGGGTTGCCGGACGGGATGCGCCGACGCAGAGTCGAGTCAAGAGCCTTGGTGCCCTGCCCGAGTCGACGCAGGATGCCGTTAGCCGTAATGGGGGTCCATATGTCGGCGTCATCAGTCGACCAGCGCAGAGGCCAAGAGGCCACCTCACCGACGAACCTGTCCGCACGGTCCCGAACCTGCGCAGAGCCGCTCAGCGTCCACACGTTGCCCTGTGCGTCCGTCACAGAGGCAGAGCCAGGGGCGGCAACCCTAAAGTCAGGAGAGGCGACTACAGGGCCATCTATGCCGTTCCGAACCTCAAACCGGTAGCCCCGGCCAGTCATCGGCCTGCGCCCGGAAACCTTGGGGTCAGTCACGCCGATACGCAGGGGGGCCGTGCCGGAAAAGATGGGTGACGTGCCCGCCGTAACCGTCACCGGCTGCTGAATCATGGTCCAGCCGTTCGGAGCGTCAAGCGACTCGGCCCAATAGAACGTGACGGTATTCCCGCCTCGCCCGTTGTCAACATCCATGGTCACGCGGATAGCCGCACGCTCGGGCAGCGCAGGCAGACCGCGCGCAAACCAGCGGCCACCCGCACTCTCGTTACCCGAAATGGTGTAACGGAAATAGATGCTGCCGTTGTAGACCTGCACGAACCAACTCGACTGAAGGGCAGCGGAATCCCACTTGCCAATGATCAGTTGGTTAGTCGACCCGTACCAGTCCGGCGAGATCTCCGCGCGCACGTCGATATCGCCGGTGATATCCAGCGAGGCAGAATCGGGAGTGCTCGCCTCGCAACCGTCACGGCCATCTAGCTGTAGGTAGCTTTCCTCACTCGGCACGCTCAGCCGTAGAGGCGTGTTCCTGCCTATCAGCCCATACAGGGGAGACATGGCATTCCGGGGCGAGTACTTACCAGCCCGATTGTTCAGCGTCAGAGACAGCGAGGCAGGGTCAGCAGTGGAACCCTGGTCGCGCAACCCCCGGACGATGTTCTTCACTTCACGTAGGTACACGTCCGGACTCACGTCCAGCCACGTCCCACCGATGAAAAGTTCCGTCCGAATGTCTAGCGGAAAGCCCACTGCTGACCCCTGTCTCTATCGTGCGCCGAAAGCGGTCTGAACATCCCCGCGACCATCGTTCTTCACAATGCGCCGGATGAGCCGCTTCATATCTTCGTCCGCGCCGGTCACATCGAATGTGAGTCCCTGACGCTGTGTGAGTGCAGCGCGAGCCACACCCTTTGGACTCACGTCCATAGCCATTCCTGGCAGATCAGCAGTCACGCCCCCGAGTTGCTTACGCAGGTACGGGACTTGCTTGTCAATGCCGCGCATGAAACCACCGATGACCATCCGACCGTTAGGGGTCAGGATCTTCCGGTCGAGCGCCTCAGGGCCCTTCCAGTCCGGCAGCATGGACGTAAGTTCGCCCAGCTTGGACTTAACGGAACCGAACATTGACGTGATTCCGTTGATGAAGCCCTTCACCAGATTCATACCGGCTGCCCTCAGCGCGTTGCCGATACCGCTGAGCGCGTTACGCGCCTTGCCCGGTAGCTCACGGACCCTGGCAACCACGCTCGCGATGCCCTCACGGGCCGCAGAAAGCATCCGGCTACCGGCGTCGCGGATGATTCCCCAGACCTTACCGACCAGCGGAGCCAGCGCAGCGCCAATCTTGCCCGGTAGTTCGGTGAAAATAGACATCAGGAACCGCGCAGCGCCCGAAACGGCTTGCTTTGCGTACTCCATAGCCCCGCTAAAGTCACCCTTTAGCAGTGCCGCAATCATCTTCACCGCTGGCACAACAACAGACTTGATGAATCCGGCCAGTTGATCAGCCAGGATCATCGCCAGCGCCGCAATGATGGGGGTCAGAAACTCGATAATGGGCACCAGCGCCTGAACCACTTCGCCCAGCGCCTCAAACATGGGCACAATCGCAGCGAGTAGCGGCGAAAGCGCGGGCAGAACGGCTGCGACTAGTTCCATGATCGGCGGTAGCAGCGGCGAAACGGCCTCAACTAGCGCCAGAAACGCGTCAACTAGTTCCCCGAGAATGGGCCCGAGAGCCTCAATCACCGGCCCTAGCGCGTCACCTAGCTGCGCGATGATCGGGCCTAGTCCGTCGAGTAGCTTGCTGAGTACAGGGCCCGCAACTTGCAGCATCTGACCCATTAGCTCACCCAGAACGGGCAGGATATCGCCTATCGCGCCGCCCAGCGAGGCAAGCACGGGGCCCGCTTCACCGATGCCAGACGACAGACCCTCAAAGAATCCCCCGATACCGTCACCGATACCGGCGAAAGCATCGGCCAGACCCTCAACTAGCGGACCCGCCTTTTCCATGACGGACACCAGTCCGGGCATGACGCCCTTGACTAGCTCACCCAGACCACCGACCAGCGGTTCAATCAGCGGTCCGGCAGCCTTGAATGCCTGCCCAATCTGCGGCGCTATCTCATCGAAAATGCCCTTCATCTGGCCAGCGGCATCCGCGAGCGGCTGCACCATCGGCTGCGCGAGGCTCTGCATAGTCGACGTGACGTGATCCTTCAGACCACTAAACGCGCTCACAACCGTCGCGTTTTCCTTCAGCACCATGGCACCCAGACCCACGAATGCCAGCGGGACCGCAGCCATAGCACCAGCCGCGCCGACAGCGCCGACCGACATGACCCCAAGGGACTTGGTCAGTCCCCCGAGTGTCTTAGTACCGGCTGCGCCAGCGGTGCGCAGACCACTCGCCATGCCAGAGCGCGCGATGCTGCCCACACCGCGCAGTGCCTCGCCCACGCCACCCAGAGCATCCCGCATGCGCTGAGCATTGGTCATGTTCGCGTGTGCTGCGGAACGGACAGTGCCGTTAAGGTCGGTCCAGTTCCCTTCAGCATCCTGCGTCATGCCCGCAACAGTGGTACCGATCGAGCGAATAGCAGCCGACGCGCGCCGCGCCCCAGCGACTACCGGGCCGGTATCAATTCCTAGGTCAACGGTTAGTGATGCGAGCGTGGCCATAGGCACCCCCTTTCTAATTCAGGTACGAAAATTCGTAGGTGCCTACTCGGCCCGCTTATACGATCCGCCCAGAGCAGTGTTAGCCCGGACAACTTCCTGCCACATTTCGCGGACAGTCTTCTTACGCTTGAACCACGTAGGCAGAAAGTCGGACGGTTTCGCTCTGCGTTTTGCGCCGTTCGAGTTGGCGACAGTCGCAGCGATGATGCCCGCAGAGATCTCCGTACGTAGCCGGATATCAAGCGGGCCGGTTACTCGCTCATACGCCAGCCACTCCGAAAGTTCGCGTGACGACGTACGGGCGAGCAACTCGGCCACAGGCATACCAAGGAAACCAGCGAGCCGGAAATAGAACTGCCGCTCCGGGCGGGCCGTTAGTTTCCCACTAGTTCCTCAACGTCTTCCGACGTGAGGCCCGACAGCCGCGAGGCAACTTCAACAACACGGTTCAGCGCCTGCGCGCTCTTTTCGCCAAGGCGCTTGACCTCAGCGTCAGAGCGGAACAGACGCTTACCGTCCTCAGACACCAGACAGGCAGCCGCGAGGCGAGCACGGTAGTTCGCCAGCGCCTTATCCTTCGCTACGCCGTTCATCTGCTCATTGAGCATCTGCGCTTCGAAACGGTCGCGATCGGTGCCGTTCATGCCCTGAACCATGACGGTGCCTCCCCACTCGGGAACCGCTACCGGCTCTCGCAGTAGATCGTCAGCGCCTAGGATCTGCTCAGCGGATAGGTACGTCATGGGTGATTACACTCCTGCGGTGATGGAAGGCTTGCCGGAAACCTTGAAGGTCAGTTCAGCGCTCAGCTTGTCATCAACGGGCGCTTCCTGGCTGAAGCCAGTGAGGATTAGCTTTAGGCCCCACTCCCCTAGCCCGCCGGGGAAAACTAGCTTGTAGCTGCGAGGGGCAGTGTCCTCAAAATCGGCGATCAGATCGTCATGAACGCGCGGGTCATAGTTGACCTCAATGGACACTTCGCCAGCATCCTTCAGTCCACCGATGAACTCGCGCCACCCATCAACCGAGTCATGCGCGGTAACGTCGTACGTCTCGCGCTCAATCTCCGGGCCGGAAACGTTCGTCACCTTGCCGATGGCGGTAAAGACCTCAGTCGGCGTGACCCCGTCGCCTCGCTGAAGTTCGATACCGAATGCGTCTAGTCCGCTCATTCGGAATTCTCCTTTGTCATGTGTACGCGATACTGCGCGTTAATGTGCGTCACGTCCGGGTCCGGGTCCGGAATGACTTGGTGCTGCGTGTGCTTGATCTGAACGTCCACGAACCCAGACACGACCAGCGCCACCCGATCAAGGGCAGCGTCTACCGCAGCGAAGAGGGCGTAAGCCTCAGCCTTGCTCGCAGCCTTGGACCAAACGTGAACGGTCACCGTCGAGTTGAGCCCCTGCGCATCATGCGAGTCGTCGGGAAGTTCGCTGATCGCACCCAGCGAAACGAACGGGTACGGGGCAGGCTCCGGAACCTTGTCAAACACCCTGCCCGACAGCGAGGCAGCGCCGTTCAGCGCGGTAAACACGCTTGTCTGTAGTGGTGCTAGTGCGGTTGCCAGGGTCACCACCTACCGAAGAATCGGGGCGCTACGCGCTGCAAAGCACGCTCGCCGGTACGTCTGTGAATCTGCGAGGCAGGACCAAGGAAAGGCTGATCATCCATTTTGGATGTGCCCTTTTCCACGTAATACGCGTATTCGCGTGTCTTACCGGGGGCAATCTGGACCCACGCCTTACCGGACCCCGTATTGATGCGCGCCTCAATCGAGTCGGCCAGCGCGCCAGTCCGCTTAGGGGCAAGATCTTTCGCTGTCTTTTCCAGCGAGGATGCCCACTCGCGTAGCGCTTCCGCCCGTGCTTCGTTCGCACGCTGAGGCAGTAGCCGTATTCGTGCCAGCGCAGTACGCAGGCCACGCATTCCAGATGCCATCACGCCCCCGACTGACGCAGCTTGCAGTCAGCGCGTAGGTAGGTACCCGGCTCGCTCGGTTCGTAGGTGGCCGCAACGGTGAACACGTCCGTTCCGCGCCGTAGTTCGTCGCCTCGCTGAACGCCAGCGGTCGGCAGTAGGTACACGACGTGCGACAGGTCTGCGCCGTTCTGAGCGGCAACCACACGTTCGGTGGCCGATGGCTGCGAGAAACGGGCGCGGACAGTGGCCACCCTCGCCCACTCGACCACCCAACCACCCATG